ACCATAGAAGGTCTTTGCCAGACCGGCATAACGACGCTTCATCAGTTTCTCCACACGGGCATCCTCACACACATTCACAAACTGTGGAGGAACCTGAACCTGCTCCGTCCAGTCTTCATCGGGAGTGTAGAGGGCGTGAGAGACTTCGTGAGCAACCAACATATCATAAACTCCACTGCTTGCCTTCTGCCACATAGGAAGCGTCAGGACCCGTGTATGAACGTTAAAGCAGGCAGTCTCAACCTTCTTGTGTTCCACAATCAGGTCTTCCGTTGCCAGAAGACGGGCGAGCATACCTTTTACTTCAAAATTTACGGTCATTTGAGTTCGTTTGTCTTATGAACGTATTATACAAAAAAAGAGGGTGGTAAAACCCTCTTGTGTGCCAGTTTTGGAAGTGGTCTTAACGTCCCTGCCTTTTCATAAAGGCAGCAAAAGCGGGTGAATTTATTCCTGTATTTGGATCTTCCATTGCTTTTTGCTTTTTACTCTTTGCTTTTCTTTGTCTCTCCTCATAATCTTCAGGATTATTGCGAGCCTCTTGTGCTTCAACAATACTCTGTCTCCACCCTTCGCTCATATTTGCCATAATCGCAAATGCCGCTTCTGGTGTTTCGGCATATCCACCTTCAAGTTTTCATAAAATTAGCACCTTTATCAAGAGCACCTTTTACGGCACCTTGAATATTTTCATCAAGTTGCTCTACTTCTTCTTGAACCTGATGAACCTGCTGATAAGCCTCATAGAGATCTCTAACTTCTTGTTCTCTCATTTTTCCAAAACTTTTTAATTATTTATAAAAAAGAAGCGTCCCCGTGAAGGAGACGCTTCTTGAGTGCCTGCCGACGTGCCTTTGCCTGTCGGAGTGCCTGTGGTTTGAGTTTTCGTTTCTGCTCCTTTTTGGAGTGGTGTTGCCAGTTTGGAATTTGCTTTGCCATCGCAGTGGGTTGTGAATGGGTCTATTATAGCGGTCAGGTGACTGACCAGTCAATAACGGTTCTGATTTCCTGATTGTACTTCCATACTTCCATAAGCATATCTGCATTTATTCCATTTGCTTCCATTTGGACAATTAATGAATTTAAATCTTTGGGGAAGCAGGTTCCGCCGAAACCACGATCATTATCAAATCCAGGAACTTTGGTGTGAGAATTACCAATTCTACTGTCGGCAACTACACCAGAACAAACAGTTTCATAATTCATCCCAAGTGATTCACATAAATCATACATTTTGTTGAAGTATGCAACTTTACATGCAAGAAAACTATTTGCAAAATATTTAATAGATTCACTTTCATTGGAGGAAGTAATCACACTTGGAATATCTGGAAAAATAGTTTTGAAAAAATTCACAAACTGTTGACATAGATTTTTATCTCCACCAACCACATTTCTTTCAGAATTTCTAAAATCTTCTACAGCATTCCTGGCGGTTAAGAATTCTGGATTATGAATAACTTTATATTTTTTAGAATATTTTTTAGTTGTTCCAATTGGGACGGTAGATTTTATAATAAAAATACCATCAACAACTTTAGGTAGATCTTTAAAGAAATTGTCTAAAATGGAAAGATCGCACTCCCCAGTTGATTTCATTGGGGTAGGCAAACAAACAAAAATAAAAGATTGATTTAAAACTTCATCCAGACTATTAAAAGATTTGTTTTTATCAACATCAAAAACTTTACAGGATACTTTATCCCTTAAATTTTGATATACAGCATTACCAACAAACCCATTTCCAATAATTCCGATCATACAATCATCCTACTAAATCCTTTAACTTTATCAAATTTTATCACATTATCAAACTTATCAAGCAAATCTGATTTGTGGGAGATGACAAATATATTGGCATCTTTAATCACGTAACGAATAATTTTAAGAAACTCATCAGTTCCAAACCCATCAAGAGAACTATCAAACACCTCATCCATAATCAATAGATTTGTGTTTACTGAATTTTTAATTTTCGCAATTTCTCTCCAAGTAAAAAGAAGTGCCAAATCAACTCGCATTTTCTCACCTTCACTAAATGAACTATATGAGAAATTCTCATGAATAGGAGACTGAATTGATTCATTAAATTCCTCATCAAGATAGAAATTAATGTAAAAATCCATCATCTGAAGATAACGATTGACCTGCTGATTGATGAATGGAAGATACTTCTTAATTATCTTCGTCTTTACACCATCATCTTTTAGCAACGAATATGCAAAATCATAATAAACAATTTCTTCTTTTTTCTTTGAAAGATCATCAAATGTTTTTTGGAAATTATCTTTAAATTCCTCTAACTTTTCATGTTCAGTATTTCGGTTTTTAAGTTGTTCGGCAATAGTCTGAACTTCAGATTCAAGACCCCGGATTTGTCTCTGATTGAGTGATATCCGAGTATTGTTTTGAGAAATCTCATGATTGAGTTTTGTAATCTCCTTCGATAGAACTGTGAATTGACGCTCTCGCTCTTGTTCTAATTTAATAGTCTCCTCAAGATCTTGATAACCCCTTTGGAGTTCTTTTGCTTTATTTTGAGCATCTGCAATTCTATTTAACCGAAACTCTTCCTCTATAGTTTGAGTACAAGTGGGGCATACCGTATTTTCAGTAAAGAACTTATGCTCTTTGGTAATACCGGATACTTTTTGAGAGATTTTTCCTCTCAAATTGTTAAGCTTTACTAACTTATCTCCAGCACCAATAACTTCTTCCTGTTCCTTTGTATACCCAAATATGGACTCCTCAGTCTTGGCGTTCTCAACTATATAAATGCCAACTTCAGCATCTAACTTGGCAATCTTTTCTTTATTGGCATTTATATTGGCATTTCCACGGTTCTCTAGTTCTTCGATGAAGTTTTTCTGCATCTTCATCTTGTCTTTAAGATTTTCTTTCTTAAGTTCAAGAGATTTAATTTGATCTTTTTGTGTGCGAATTCTATCCTTGATGAGATTATTCATTGCAGAAAAAATGCGAATGTCCAAAAGATCCTCAATCACCTCACGGCGATTTGCTGTTGTAAGTTGCATAAAAGGAACAAAAGTACTACTACCCAAAATCACAATCTGGGTAAAAGATTTATAATTCACTTTCAGAATATTTTCTTCAAGAATTCTTTGGTTAGCACGATCATCAGCCTCCTTATGAAGAGGAGAACCATTGACTTCAATATCAAAAATATTCGGTTTTATTCCACGACGAACAAGATATTCTCTATTGTTAATAGTAAATTCAATTTCTACCAAGCAATCCTTTTCATTTACACTATTGACCAATTGAGGTTTATTAATACGCCTAAATGGCTTATTAAAAAGAACAAACGTAAGAGCATCCAAAACAGTAGACTTACCTGCTCCATTTGTACCAATTATAAGGTTGGTATGATGCCTTTCAAAGTCTATTTCCGTAAATTGATTCCCGGAACTTAAAAAGTTTTTATATCGAATTTTATGAAATACTAGCATTTTTGGGGGGAATTACAATATCGTCAGGAGTAACCACAGCATACTTGTAATTATACATCTTACAAGTCTTTATGGCAAGTTCATCATCGACTTCAACAACTTCCATTTCCTTCTCATATTCTTCATCTTCTTCAAGCATCATAGCATACCTAGTTGCATCATCTTCATCTTCAAATAAAAGCAAAACTTTTTCACCATGCCTATCGCTTAAGGCATATGCACCATCATCCTTATGGTCTTTGAGTGTAAGAAGAAACATTATTCTACTTCGCAAGCTTGTTGATAAAGATCTTGAAATATTCCTTTAATGATATTTTTATCGAACTCAAACTCCGAGTCATCAATATAACGATTTAGAATTGAAAGAGTATTCTCTTCCTCATCAATCTCAAAATCTTCACTTTCCTGGATTTCAAAATTTTCAATAATTTTAAGTTCTTGAACTCCGGAGGTATAAAGTTTATCAATAAACTTTTCAAAATCTTTTTGTTTAGATTTTTTACGGACAATTACCTTAACAATTTTATTTTCATACTCACTGGCATCAAACAATTGATGTGGAGTATCTTCATAATAAATGTTATGAAATAATTTATAAGGATTGTTAATTGGAGTATGTTCTAGAGTCTCAGTATCAAAAATATGAAACCCCCTAGTATCATTCACATCCGTCCAGTACATTTCATAAGGATTACCAAGGTAGAAAATACGTCCATTATCAGAACGAGTGTGGTAATGACCAGAAAATACCTTTTTGAACTTACTAAAAATATTCGAATCCAATCCATAGTTTGTGGAGAACTATAAGTTTTAATATTTGAATAAGTTTGGAGGAGAAGACTTGGAGAGTTTACGCTATTGGTATTCTTATAATAGCAGTCATGATTACCAATAATCATGTGAACATCATATTTCTTCAGATGTTCAAATACAACTCTCTTTGCCCACTCAAGGCTTTGATAATCGATAGATTTACGACTATCAAAAGCATCACCCATATGAATGACTGCCTCTACACCGTGTTCTTTCAAAGAAGGAAAAAACACATTTTTGTAGAAGAGTTCAAAGTGATCATGAAGATACTTGGAACCCTTTCTAGCTCCATAATGTGTATCTGTAATAACGGCGACTTTCATCGATTACTGCGGTATTGAATATTGTCCTTCATCGTATTGTAGTCTGAACTGCTGCCAGAAAGCAAGCTATCGTCAACCATCATAACCTCATCAAAACCGGTTCTTTCGATAATTTTAGTTTTAATGTCTAACTGCTTCTTTTCCTTCTGAATTCTTCTCAAGAAAGCATAGTGAATAATTTGAGTAAAATAAGCAAAAGGATTGCTAGTTTTATTTGGGTCGAAATTGTGAATATACTGTACGCAGTTTTCTATACCATCTGATATCATATCTTCCCTAAACATATAATTAACAAAGTTAGGTTTATATGAAAGATGGGTTGCAATTTTTAAAAAACACTCTCCAAGATAATTAGGAATTCTTGGTTTACCTTCCCAAAATCCAGATTTGGGAGGATACTTATCATGCTTTTCAAAATATATTTTTTGAGCTTTTAATAATTTTGATCGGTAAACAATGAGGGCTTCCAATAATTCTTTATTGTTTACATAATGTTCTGATTTTTTCTTGGACATAATGTCATCTTTAGTTTAAAAATAAAGTATAATGTATACTTATTATACCATCATCTTAAAGACTTGACAAGTACTCAAATATTGAGTAAAATACCTTTGTTGGGTTTGAAGATAAGGATTAGCTTTCTTTAAAGATCTTTGAATAGATTCTCTAAATTTCTTCTAGATTCTTCGACCGAAGATATATATCCCATCTCTTTTGAGACACCGACTTTACCGCCATCCGGATTATATATTTCAGCACTGTCATCTTCACTATCATTTATGTAATTATTGTAAATATCAATAAGCTTCTGTTCTTTACTTTCAGTCATTGTTATTACACTTGAAAGTTTAATGATAAAAAAATCATCGTCAGATAGTTCAACCCAAGGTTTAACCTTTATGAATATTCCTCTTCCATTATTAAATGATTTCATGACAACAGGATTTTGAAGAATTAATATTTCTTCTTCTTCATTATCAGCACAAACTAATGAAAATATTTCTTCACCAGAGATTAATTTTAAAATGCAGTAAAAATCTTCTCCCATATTAATCTTTAAATGGTATGTTTACAATATCGTAATTAAAGTTTTCTTCATTATAAATTTTAATTCTTTCAATTAAGTGATTAAGAGTATAATTTTTTGTTGACTTATAACTAATATCATCAGCAATATCATATAGAGTTGCCTTTACTTTGTTTTCTCCTTTTCGTAAGACTCTTCCGATGGATTGGAGATTTCGTATCCTTGATTTGCTAGGTGAAGCAAATATAACATTATGAAGATTTCTGATATTGACACCAGTAGAAAAAGTGCCGTAGGAAGCAACGATGATTGCATTATTTTCTCTTTCGGTAATTTCTCTAACTAATTCACGTTCTTCAGTATCAACGCCACCATGAACAAAAAATACGTGCCTATTATCAGTTTTGCTATTATTTATGATCTCGTAAAGTGGTTGCCCGTGCCCCTCTACTCTAGCAAAAAGAACAAGAGTATTACCCTTTAAATCAAGGGCAAGATTCTTTATAAAGTTATTTCTTTTTTGATGATTGATAATATACTGAACCTCATCCTCAAAAGTTTCAAATCTATGAGGTGGATGCTTCAGTAGTAGAACTTTAATATCTAATTTGGCAAGATGACCCTTCTGCATCAGTTCATCTGTCTTAATAATCTTATATGAAGGTCCAAATAAACCTTCCAAAACCCACTTATGAGTTTGAGACCCATCTAGTGTTCCGGTGAATCCAAAACGGTATTTTGCATCACAAAGTTTAGTCATTATAGATATTAATGACTTGGATTTAAATTGGTGTGCCTCATCTCCTACGACTACATTAAATCTGGAAAAATACTGCTTGGGCAACTTGTAAATACTTTGCCAGGTAGTAATAATAACTTGGGAATCAGTTTCTCGTTCCTTACCAGCGTATATCTTGTGGCAGTATGAACCAACATCCCATCCATAATCTGCAAAATCTTTATACATTTGTTCTACAAGGGAAGTCGTCGGAACAACTATCAGAATATTTTGTTGCTTCTCAACGTAATATCTCACAACAGAATATATCATCAATGACTTTCCCGAAGCAGTTGGAGATATCAATAACTTTCGATTATGTCTTAAGGCGTCGTATACTCCCTCAACTTGGTAGTCGCGTGGGGCGTGTCTACTGATGGCAGTCATATAATCCTTAACACCTTCCTTTGAGATGTTCTCATTTATCTCAAAGGGTGGACCATAAAACTTATTATTCGTGAACTCATAAGTGTAATTGTGATCCTTACAGAACTGAATTACACGATCTAAAAGACCGACATAGATTTCGCCCGTTTGCGTAGAGAAAAGGCGAATCTTTCCGTCCCAATACTTATTCCTATATGCCGGTGCAAACTTGGCATTAGGAACATCAAAAGTAAATTGATCTGCTAATTCATAATAAACATGAGGTTCTGCCTGAATATGGAGATAGACCTCATTTTTCTTTGATATAACCAAATGAGACATTCATAAAGTATCAGTTATGAGTATTTATTTGGTCAATAAAAAGAGGCATTTCTGCCTCAAAATTAATTATTTTGTGTTTGGATTAATTGAAACACCAGGATCTCCAACCTTAAATCCTTTTCCAGCACCAGATCTAATAGTAGTTCCAGAAAGAGGTTTTACTACATCCATTGCTCCACTAATATTATCGGAAGCAGTATCTTTTGGATCATTTGCAGTTGCATTCATGCCAATTTGTCTCATCCTTGATGCAGAACCCATTGATCTTGCGTGTGCCGCTTGAACTGCCGGTGCTTTATAATCTATGTAATTAGATGGAAGGGTAGATTGTTCCAAAAACTGTCGAAACGTCTTCATTTGTTATACTCAATCAAATAAGATTGTATTAAACCAGGTTTGACTCATACCTTTGATTATATCATCAGCAGACTGCTGATCTTCTGCATATCCCTCTGCAATTAAATGCTCAACGACTTTTTCGTAGGTTTGATAGGATTCTTGAATCTCTCTAGGCGTCGGTTTCATTTCAGTGATGGAAGTTTATTTTTATTTAGTTAAATCCTGCCGTGAACTTATGCCACTCAATACTGTTCTTGATTTGATAAGTCCTATTGGAAATCATCTTAAGGACTTCTTCTAGAAACTTAAGCATAATATCATAATATCTAATTTTTAAATCAACTTTACAGAGTCTCTCATCGGCATCCATATACCTCTGTATAGCGTCTTTTTCTCTTACTTTATACGGAAATGGTTCTTCAGCATATACCTCTGCTGTTGCCTTTCCTGTGTAGTAGTTGTAGCGTTCCAAACGCACTCTATTGTAAGTTTCTCTTGCCTTTTCACGGAGAAGAGTGATGGTATTGTACAGAGTATAATATTTTGCATGAAGTTGTGGAATTTTTAAAGATTCATCGTGTAAATTATCAGGGTCTATGACAGAATCTCTCTGCCACATTTCCTGAATTTCATCAAGATTCATAGAGGATCGCCATTTACATCTAATATGTTATAGACAGTATACTTGAAAAGTACCTCTGCTGTAAAGTAGTTATAGTCGGTTTCTGTTGATTCAAATTCCATTGCACTCAATGTGAATGGAAATAAATCTTTAAATTTTACTATGGCAACATCATTATAATTGCTATTTAAAATTCTTAAACTACCGTCACTATATTGACTTTTTAAATCCCTTATTCCATCATCATTAGTTGTCAACTCTTTGAATTGTTGTGGAGTTTCTGGAAATCCTAAACCAGTAATCCAGTTATGAATTGCCATGTAGTTTTCCATATCTTCATCAACAAAAAATCTCAAAGAAAAATCTCCATATTGGATTATTTCTCCTGGAGTATCCAACATCTTTAAATATGATGGTTGTATAGCAGTTCCTAAAGTAATTTCTGGAATTCTTGCAGAATTACTAAAGAATGAAATTTTAGGATTTTTTGCTACGGTAAATTTAAATCCAATTGGAGAGAGGAAATTTCTATTTCCAATTTGATTGTCAAAAATTGATGCCATTATGGTAGTTTACCAATAGTTTGTAATGTAAATTTAACAGGTGGTTTAGATTTAGTTCCTGGACCCATGGGTCTTGAAGAATTTAAATTTTTTTGAGTTGCGGGATCCATTGCAAATGTTTGTTTTGCATTTACAGGTGCCCTATATTCAGCTTCCGAAATAAATTCTTGAAACGTCTTCATTTTTTTATTTCTATTTAGATAAAAAAAGAGGGTCCGAAGACCCTCAAGAAATTTATGTGAAATGGATCACATGAGGTTGAGAACCTTAACTCTTCTGTAGTAACGGTTAGCGTTAACTCTGAGGCGTCCAAGACCCTGGTCGGTTCCTTCTGCGAATGGGTTAGCAACAAGACCATAACGGGTCTTAAAGCCAATCTTGGGCTGGAAGGTGTTCTCACCAACGGCACGAACCATTTGGAGGGGAACATAAGGGCAATAGAAGAGACCAGCGTCATATGCGCTAGAACCCTTATAACCAACAACGTAGTACTGACCACCAGCAGAACCAACGTTTGAACCGCCCGAATATGGGTCGATATAAACGCGATACTTACCTTGGAGAACACCAGCGAAGGTGTTACCAGTGTCATCAACGTTAAGGTTAGCGTTGAGTGCAGGGGTGTAATCAAGAACACCTGCCATGGTGAGTGCCGAAGCAACGTCAGCAGAGCAGAGGATCATGTTGCCCTTCCCTCTACGAGTTCTTTGTGCGATTGCGTTAGCATCGCGCTCGATTTGGAAGATAAGACCCTTGAACTTCTCAACTGACCAACGTCCGTTGGAGTCAACATCTAGGTCGAACTGACCAGCGGTAGCAGTGTTGTGTTGAGCACCTGATTCTGCAACCTTATAGATGGTTCTGATGACTTCGCGGTTGATTTCAGCAAGAATCTCGCTAGAAAGAATGTTAGCAAGTTCTGCTTCTGCATTTAAACCGTGAATTGCCTTCAGGTCTTGAGCAAGTTCGAGGCTGTATTCTGCTTTCAGAGCACGGCTCTTGGCAGTAACAGTGACCTTCTCGATTGAGAACGCCATTTGGTTGAACTCGTTTCCACCAGTTCCAAGACCTTCTGCATCTTCAGTGTCCATACCACGTCCAGTGGTATAAGCAGATTGAGTTACATTGCTGTCTGGGCTGAGGAGACCGGGATTGGTTCCACCTTGAGCAGCAGTTGTACCGAAACCAACAGCGCCGCCAGTTTCACTACCCTCATTTTGGGTATATCCAGAACCAAGACCGCCGGCTGCGCGGGCAGATCCTTGTGCTGAATATGCAGTATCTGGCTCGTTGAAGAATGCTTCATCCGAACTGTTGCTTTGTGCTCCATAACGTGAGCGCATTGCAAAGATGAGTCCGGTAGGACCATTCATTGGTTGAACGCCAGCGAGGTCATATGCGACCAGGTTAGGCATTGAACGGCGGATGAGGCTGATTAGAACAGGGTCGAAACCTGAAACAGGACCAGCATCAGCTGCGTTTGCACTGAAACCTGCGGTTGCACCGCTGGATCCAGTTGACATGTTAGGAACAGCTTCGTTGAGGAAAGCACGCTCCTCACGAAGTTCTCTCTCTTGGTTTTCTAGCAGGATAGCGGTGACAGCTCTACGATGTGAATCTCTGATTGGATCCATTCCATCGTAATCGAGGATCGGTGCCCACTTCTCCTGCAATTGTTCTGCATTGAACATTTGCATTTGTTTTACCTCTTTTAAAAAGTTAGTTTGATTTGATATGATTTAAAAATCACTTTTTAGCGACTCTACTGAGAACTGTAAGATAACTTTCCATTCTTCCACCAACTTGTGGTTGTTCGGAATAATTAGCTTCTTCAGCAATGTTTTCAGTAACAGGTCTTTGAGTACTAGTCGATTTTGATGAGAAATAAGAATCTCTCAATGTAACTAGCTTCTCACGATAGTTTTCTTCACTATCAAACTCAACATTTTCAGCAAGAGAAGCGAGTTTATCTTTCTGTGAAAGTGCTAAACCTTCAGTAACTTCAGTAAAAATTACATCAGCAACTGACTCTGCTAATCTTCTATTAAGAGCAACATTCTTTTCGATTTGCTCGTTGAGTTTTCCTTCCATTTCATCAAGTTTATCTACCATACTCTCGATAACATCATATTTTTCTTCAGGGATTGTTACATAATGATCTTCAAAAAGATTCTTCATTCCTGAGAGGAATGATTCAGTCATTTCGGTTCTGAGACCGTGCTCAATTGCAAGAGTGTTTTCATGCATCCACTCGTCAGCAACATATTCTAAATATGCATCTACTCTATCGGTGAGTTCTTCTTTGATTGTAGAAATTTCTTCTACAAGAGCTTGCTCATATTCAGATTGGAATCTCTCTTCCAACTGTTCTTTGATTGAATAAATTTTTGTTCTAACTGCAGTCTCAAAGATTATTCTTGCCTTTTCTTGGAACTCTTCTGAAAGTTCTTCACCAGCAAGAAGAGCATTAACATCTTCTTCGATGTCAAAATCTTCATCTTCCTCAACTTCTTCCTTCACCTCTTCATCTTCGTCTTCGTCTTCTTTAGACTTCTTCTTCTTAGGTGACGAAGAATTGGAATTCTCATCCTCTTCATCCTCTTCATCTGCTTCCACAATGAGATCTTCATCATCTAGATCTTCTTCCTCCTTTACGGCATCTTTATTAAGATGTGGCATTGGATCTGCTGACTTAGCACCTTTGTTGACAACATTTTTTACTTGTGACAACGTTGCACTAGGCTCTTTTAATTTTGCCGAGTCATTATCTGAACGATAATTTTCTGGAGTAGGACCACCGAGATCTTCCCAATTGCCAGTTTGACCATCAGGAATACCTGTGGTTAATTTTGGCATTGGTTCTGCCGGCTTAGCTCCTTTGGTTACTACGTTTTCCATTTCTTGTAAATTTCTACCAACGGACATTTGTTTAGATCTGTTTTATAATCTATATTTATTTATAAATTAAAGATTTGCTAAGAAATCTTGGAACAGTTGAATTTTATGCTCTTGTAAAGTACTTTCATCTACAAGAGTATTAATTCTGCGTCTTGTTTGCTCAGCAAGTCTTTCACGAAGAATCCCTCCTTCCCAAACCCACTCCTTACCTTCCATAATTCCCTGAACAAATGCATCGGGGGCAGAAGGATCGGCAACAATATCAGCAGCGGTTGCAAGCATAAAATCTTCACCGACAACTTTATGACCTTCATTGGTCATCTTCAATGAACCAACACCACGAGAAGAAACTCCAAGGCAAACACCCTCTTTAATCAAAGACATTGCAATCTTTCCCATTGGGGTCTCAAGAAGTTGTGCCTTACCGATAAAATTATTACCTTCTCTAGCAAGTTCACAAATTTTATGTGAAACGCGATCAAGATTTACAGTTGGACCATCTGGATGTCCAAGTTCACCGAGAGCGCGACCTTTTTGAACAAAATTTTCATTATAACGATTTACTTCTCTTTCCATAATAGAAAGAGGATACATTCTACCGTTACGATTAACCTGCTCTGCTTGTAAGAAAATGCCTTTAATATAGCATTTTTGCGAAGAACCTTTTCCTTCGGTAATAAATTCTACTTTTGATACTTCTTCTGTGATGAGTTTCATTTTAGTTTGTGAATGCTACTTTATTTGCTTTGATTGATGCAGATGACCAAATAACATCAGATGGAGTTTTAGCTAAAAATTCAACACTTCCATTTGGAATAGAGAAATATGTACTAGTTGCTGCTCCAACAGAAGTGCTTATTGCAACTGTAACAATACCAGCAGTATTGTTATATAATCTCACACAAGTTGCATCACTAATACTAGTAGCAGCTCCAGCACTAGTACCGGTACTTTGTTCTGTTGTTACTATCTTAGTAATCATTCTTCATCCCCAGTAGTTTCTGACTGATCTCCAAGTTCTCCAAATAATTTGAATGCAACTGAAGGTCTTATTGCATCTATTTTTTCTGAAGCTTTATTAAAAATCAATTCTTTAATTTTGCCACTTACGTCCGATGCGGGCGAATTAGTTGCGATCAAATCCAAAAGTTCTTCCATAAGATTTCAATGTGTTTATAAACCTATATTTTTATTTATATTTCTGCTTTTTTAGTATCTTTTTGAACCTGTGCGTTAGTATCTTTAGATTGAGATTCTAAATCAGGTTCTTGAGGAACATCACCCATCATTTGCTCCTCACCACCAGCTGGAAGGGGTTCTCCCGTGATTGGATCAATTGAATTTGGGTCGGGAATAATTCCTTCTTTAATTTCCTTTTCTATTTGCTCATCAATCTCGATAATTTCACTATCAGTTTGACGAAGTACTTTTCTTCGAACATATTCTGCAGAATAATATTTACCAATATAGGGTTCTATAGTAGCAAGAATTCCTAAGCGATCAGTCATCAATTCGCTTTCTTTTAGTTCTGCAAATTGATTATCATATAAAAAGTCATATTGAACATGATCAACAATTTTGTCCCAATCTTCTGGGGTTACAATATTTTTTAAAATCAATTGTGTGCGAAGAAAGTCATTGAATAAATTTGCAAAACGCTTTCTTAAACGTCCGACAAATTTAGAAAACTTTAATTCATCTCTTAATATTTCTGAAGAGCGACCAAGATTGAATCCACCATCACTCGCAATTCTAGATTCCGGAACTCCAAGTGCTCTGTAGAGTTTCTTTTGGAAATATTCAATATCAGAAAGTTCTCCAAGATTTTGACCGCCTGGAAGAGTTGTAATTTCAGTTCCTCTACCACCTTCTCTCCTTGGAAGCCAAAAATCTTCCATCATACTCATGAATTTACGATCATCACGAACTTCCCCAGTCTCTGCATTGTATACCAGTTTATTTCTGTAACGATACATTACATCCTTAAGGTATTGCTCTGCCTTGACCTTCGGAAGATTGCCGACGTCAATATAAAAAATTCTTCTTTCTGGAGCACGAGACAATCTATAAATTACAAGGGAATCTTCAATCATTCTTAATTGATTGAGTGCTTTAATTGCTTTGTGTAGGTAAGATAAAACTGTTCCTTTGTTTCTATCTACTAATCCAGAACTACAGTACGTAAT